CTACTAGGTGGCTTTCTAATTGAGAAGAGCATTCATCTACTGTTAGCCAATCACCATAAGTATTATCTGTTTGTATAAATCTTCTTTGTAAAGTTACTGTTCCTACAAAAGCAGAATAGCTTATACTTATATTTAGCCAACCTGTCTGATTAGCATCTCTTCCTGGATAGGGTGATATTGCTTCCGTATAAGTATTCTCTGCACTAATTGTTAATTGCTGTATTACTGTTGACATAATCATACTCCTTAACTGTAATAATCTTCTACAACGGCATGTACCGTTACTCCACTTTTACCTAAATTAATTAAAATGCCTGTACTATCTAAACTTAAAGCCATCTGACCATACGTTGTGGATTCAAACCCTTTTCCATACTTGGCTGTAAACTTTGCAGATACTTCTACATCTGACTCTTCACTAGTTCTTGGGTCTTTACAAGATAAAAAATGACAAGATAAAAATAATTCTATATCTGTCAAAATATCATCATTTAGTTCCCCACTTAAATTTGCAGTTACCATTCTATTAGCAACTCCTATAAAAGCCTCTACTGTTGCATCTGCCTCTTGTGTGTCGAATACAACTTTTACTTCTTCTGCTGTAACTCTATTAGTCATACTCCTATAACCTCCAATGTTTATTTATCCAATTATTAGTTACTTCATGTGGTCTAGGAGATCCATGAAAACATACTATGCTAGTGTGACTAGGTTGTTTTTCTTTTGTGTCCCACTTCCAAGAACATACATCAAATCTATCTTGTATTATTTGTATTCCTCTTGGTTTCATTTGTGCATGTATATATCTTTGATCTCCAAGTAATGTTCCGTTTCTGTGTTTTCTTAATAATGGATTTTGCAATGCCTTTTTAAGTAAAAAACTATAATCACCTGTCCAACACATAATTCCTGATTGCAAACACACAGAAGTATTAAAACTTCCTAACATAGCAAAATCAAAATGCTCATTAAGCAAACTATCTATGTTGCTATGGATTATAGTATCTAAATCAAAATAAATGACTCTTCTGTTCTTAAATAGATCTGGTCTGAATAGTTCAAGTTTGTTCCACCACCCCTCTAACTCATATACTAATTCAATGGGGTTAGGGACTTCCTCTGGTTTATCTGTTAAGCATACGAAATCAAAAGGAATTGTTGTGTTTCTTTTAATACTGTTTTTTAATATCTGTACATATTTAGGTGTAAAGTCACCCCCCGACTTATAAACACAAGCAATAATAGGTTTATCCGATTGCTTATAGCTAATATCAGCCGTTTGTTTTGATTTGCCCTTGTCACCTAACATATTATTAAATTCTGTGAAGAGTCGTTTAGAAGTAAGCCCTTTAGTATTCAATACCTTATAGCATGTCTCATTAGCTTTTGGAGAAACTACACAATACCAAAATGTTTTACAGAAATAATCATTCCATAATAATAAAGTAGGTTTATCAAAAAAAGCTGACATCATAGACAGCCCACTTGGAAACCCTACTAATCCATCTGCATTTTTCATCAAACTAAACACTTCATCTAAAGATGTTTTACCTGTCATATCTATAACATGTTGTTTTAATGTTTTACATATAACGTCATTAACACCCCCAATGTCCCAACTTGCTCCCACTACTACTACTTTCTTTTTTAATTCTATTGCCATAGTAAGCAAAGCATGTGATATTTTGTTAGCATTAAACTCTTTTAACCAATGGTTTTTATACATTCCTGCATCTACAAAATAAGCTATGATATAATCTCCATGGATGTGTGCAAACGATTTCCCAAAGTTTTCTTCTTGATTGGAAACAAATCTAGGCATTTCCCAATTACATTCATGTTGTGGATCTATTTCATCTAAAGTAAGGTCATATCTTAATCTTCCATTGTAAGCAATAAAATAATCACAACCATACGCACCTCTAAATATAGTTCTGCCATTCTCGATGTAAGCTTCATTCCAAATAGCATCTTTTATGTTTGCTTGCACATACCCTGCAAATTTTACAAAAGGAAATGATTTTACAAAATCAGCTGATCTATCTTTTAAAGGATCTATACTAACTACTTTAAGATCTACAAGGCTTATTCCTATTTCTTTCATAAAAGCTCTTAGCTTGACAAGCACCCAATGTATATCTCCTATTCCCGATGGCACTAGTATAGATATTCTATTTTGTTTTGGCTTGGTACAATAAAATACTACTTTAGAACAAATAGGGTGATTAATTGTGTGAACAACAAATCCCACATCTACTAGTAAATTTACCACTTCATCTGTTGAAAGCATCCACAAATGCTCATTAAGTTTCCAATGATGTGTTCCACAATCAGCATAGAAATTAGGGAAATCTAAAATAAAAGTTCCCTCTTCGTTTACTATTCTGAATATTTGTTTTAAAAAAACAATAGGATCCAATATGTGTTCTAAAACATCATGGCAAGTTACAACATCAAAATCATCAGTAGGGAAATTAACATCTTTTAGTTTCTTATTATAAAAGTTACTTCCCTGTCTATTGCCATTTATATCTTGACCTGTTATATTTATATTAACTTTCTCACAAGCATCAACAAAAGCCCCATTTCCATAGCCTACGTCTAATACTTTATGCTTAGGGTTAATATTATACTTCTTTAATCTTTTAAGAGCCACAGCCTTACTATCTTCTTGTGTATATGTAAAAACTTCTTGGCAATAAGTATTACTATAATAGGTAGAAAACTCTTTTTCATCACAAGGTACAAATTGTCTTACTATTTTACATTTAGAGCAAATAAGGACAGCAATATTATTTATTGTGTCCTTACTAAACTCTTTACCCCCACAAATACATTGTGGTAACAAATTTTTCATTACTACTCCTTACACATTAATAAAGCTTCTTTCAATGTGCATTTAGGGAAATTAGGTATCGCACTATTTAAACTGCAATTATATATATTCACCTTTAATTTTTTAACATCTATTTCTATTTGGTTAAACCCTTTTAAAAATCTATCGTAAGGATTACGTTGTTGTTGTATTATATTTCTATTAGGTTTGCCGTTTTTATGCAAGTGTTCCCAATGCCCTTTATGCCAATGGGTATCTTCATTGGTATTGCACATATCAAAACCTATTAATATAATATTCTTAGCTCCAAAACAACAAGCAAGATTAATGGAAGCAGAACCACTATTGTAATTGAATATTATTTTACTTGGGTCTTTACTTATTCCAAACTTCTTGCTATGGTCTTGTTCAACGTGAAGAACCTCTTGCATTTGGGTATTTCTAGGATGGCAAGTTACTTTGAGTCCACCAAAACTTTTAAGTGGCTGTCTGTGCCAATTATACCATTGCTCATCCCCAAAGAAACAAACATCTACCCATTCACCCAGTAAGTAACTATTATTAATACCTATAATGGGTAGATGTTTTATCAAACCTAAATCTTGCTCTTTTAGACTTGGTCCACCTGCTAATAAAATAACGGTTTGGTTATTCCACATCTTAGGTATTTTCCAAGGAAGCAACTTAGTCATATGTTCCTACTTCTTTTTACGTCGTGTAGGTTTTTTAGGTTTAACTTCTTCTTTAACTTCTTCTTTTTTAACTTCTTCTTTTTTAAGAGTTACACCTATCATTGCATAAGCTTGTTCTTTTGTTAAAGAGGTTGTATTAATCTTCTCACCTGTATTAGCATTAAGAACATTATACATTCCTCCACCAATAGCTCTTACTGTTTTATTAGCAACAACCACATTGCTAATTGCATCAGATTCGACTGCTTCAAAATTAACTCTACCTATACCATGAACTAACTTATCGGTAATTTCTACTACATCACCCTTAATATAATTTTTTCCTAAATAGTTTAACTTATTTCCTAAGAATTTGTATTTTGACATAAACTTTCCTTTTACAACAAAGGGAGGAAATCAATCCTCCCTCTATTATTACTAATTACGCTGTATACTTACCATGAACAATACCACAGTTGCCATCTTGATCTGCTCTAATCTGTGGAACCATAATGGAAATCACTTTGTAAAAAGCTTGCATTGTTCCGTTTTGTTGCCATTGAATTACAGTTGGATCAAAACCTCTAACCATACGTACTGTATCAGAAACCATCTCTACTAAAAGCACTTGGTTATCATCTAAGAATTGGGCAACCTTAATTACTTTCAATTCTTCTAATTCTAATAATCTTTGTGCAATAGTTTTAGGATAACCTGATGTATAATCATTTCCCATCTTAGAAGCATAATTACTAGAAATATACATTACGAAAGGTCCGTAATGATAAGCATCTCTAGCTTGTGTCAACATTGTTTGAACATCAGCTAAAATGTCTGCACCAGTAGTTCCACTAGCGTCCCAAGAAGCACTAATTACTTTAATGTTTCTGTTTGGGAAAGTTGTATAACCATAAATGTTATAACCACCGTAAGCAACTGTAGAACCATTGAAAAGAGTATTCTCAATATTCTGTGCAACCTTTTTAGTAGCTAAACTTAATTGAAGTGTATCTAAAGAGTTACCTCTCATACGAGAAGCTTCTAACATACGCTTGTTAATTTGAAACTCTTTATGCACAATAGGAATTGGCAAACCTTTTAATGAAAAGCTTACTCCGTCATTAGATGACTTTGTTTCCATTGCCATATCCATAACAGCATTATTCATATCACTAACGTCTTCATATTCAAAAATCATAGTGCCTAAAGCATTAGCTAGATTATGAACACATCCAGCACCAATCAAATCTTGAACACCAACCATAAGGCGGTCTTTAACTTCGATTAGTTTTTGATCCATTTGTTTCCACTCATCTTTACGTAACAATGAGTTTCCAATTAATTCATTCTGTACTGGGTATGCAACTGCTTTACCCTGTGCATTAGTTACTCTTGCTTGTCCACTTTCATTCAAGTAAGGACGCATAGCTTCAAGTCTGCCGTTAGTAATGCTCTCTAGTCCTTGCCCATGCACTTGTCCGTTTAATATAAAATCCATAATATATTCCTTTTTTAATTAAAAATTAAAGTATACGTATCTTGATCCAACCATCAGGATCAGCTAATGTAGAATCAGACATATCAACTGTTTCTAATGCTTGTCCCACAATCTGCATTGGATAATAAATTCCTGTACTATCTACTGCATAAAGTTGAATTTCTCCATTTCCTGCTGATTCTACTAAATCACTTTTATTAATAGACTCGCCGTTCTTTACTCTCATTTGTACTTCATCCCCAGGAAGAAATGTTCTAAAGAAAACAATATCATCTGCAGAGTAAGCATCAGTACAATCTTTTCCTTGTTGGCCATCTTCTACTGCTATCATTCTTTGTTGGTTTCCTGATGCAGTTGAATGCACTTGAACTTCTAATGAAGAATCATACTCAATTAAATGTCCAGGAAGTATAGCTCCAACTGCTACTGCTTCTCTGGCTGTTGCATACTCACTAATCGCTATAATACGCTTTGGAACTGTCATAATAAACTCCTATTTAGTTTCCCCACGAAAAATACCCATGCCCTGTTCTACTTCACTATTGTTGTTAGTAATATTTGGAACATTACCACCAAAAAAGTTAGCTATCGGAGCTTCTTCTTGTTTAGTTGCAATTTTATTTAATTTCTCTAAACTATTAAATTGCATTGCTGTTAATTCTTCTTTTGTAAAAGTGTTTAAGCTGTTAGCTAAAATATTTGTTATCATATCTGTCTTTAGCTTTACATGCAACTTAACACCGTTAGTGATTACTTCTTTACTGTTAGGATCTTGTAATAAAGCTAAAACGTCTTTATCTATTCCTAAATTGGCAACTACTGCTTCTTCATTCTTTACTTCTTTAACAGCAGGCTCTACAACAGGAGTTGTTTCAGCAGGAATTTCTGCTTCACAATCAGTACACTTTGCATCCATTGCACTAATTTTTTCTAATGTTGCTTCTTCCATATTCATTAAAACTTCTCTGTCTTTCTCTTGCCAAGAGGATGTATTGGCAATAAGACAATTCACTACTTTTTCACGATCCATAATTCCTCCGATTGGTTCGTATGTGATTACTCTTTCTACTTCTTGTAAATCATTTCCTAATACTATTTGTTTATCTTTATTAATAGTATAGCTTGTTTTGTAATACTTTTCAACATTATTTGTATCTTCAATAGCATATACTGCTTCTTTATTTGAAATATCTCTTATCCATAACCACGTATCTTTGCTGTTTGGCAAGGCATTTCTTACAGCATTTGTTACTCCATCTCTTATCTCATTGAAAGTAAGATTACCCGATAAACGATTACTAACTAGCCTTTCTTCTATATTCTCTGGAGTCTTTAATCCTCCTGCACTATTAGTAACATTGATACCACAACCACTTTCACAACTGCATGCCCCTTTTTCATTTAAAAGTATAGCTAAGTGGTCTGGTATTATGTTAGTAGCTACTCCTACGTACTCTTTGCCGTTAAAATTGCCTTTTTCATTTAATACTGTTGATGTCAAGCCTGTACTCACTTCTATTGTATCATCTGCATCTAACTTAGTAATAACTTCTGGGTATTTTTCTTTTGCATTTTTAACATCAATCCATACCTCTGATAACAACTTAGTTTCCTCAATAGAAGTATTGTATAAACAACCTACTGCATAAGCATCTGAACTATCAGGACTATTGGCAGTGGTAAAGTTGCCTTGCTCATCTTTAGGATGTCCTATTACCACTGGACGACCATTCCATTGTTCTGTTTGTTTGCCTAATTCTTCATTAGTGTATAAAAGAGCTCCTCCGCTTCCAGAATGAACTCCTTGTACCATCATAACTACTGGAACTACAATATGTTTCCTAGTATTTAAAACTTCTTCTCTTTTGTTTAGTTTATTATTAGCAACAATAGAACACAATATCGTATTCGTGATCTGTTTGCTGTTATTAATTCTTTTTCGTTTTACTTTCATTTGTCTTCCTTTTTATCAATCTTAACATTAGGTTTAGGAGCTCCCTCTAATGGCTTTCCTGTAATCTTTTCATAAAAGCCCCTACGCTTAAAAGAACCATCTTTTGCTCTATATCTAAATGATATTGTAGCATTAATTTGTTTGTTTGTCATCTTGGGCACATCTTCATGCTCCATAAACACAAGGCTCACGCATCTGCAATTTGGATGCAAGGGTATTACCCCACGTATCTCATCTAATGTAAATACTTTGCCATTCAAATAAGCACAATCGGGGCAAACATAACTATCTCCTGCTGTTGCATATTCTGCTCTTACTTTAATGTGCTCCATTCCTAAATTTTCGTATTGTTGTATGGTAGCTAGATGGTGAGCTCTTATCATTTCAGTTCTTGCCATGACAGATGCTCTTTTCATAGATACATCTACAACACTACTTATTTCTTTAGCAACTACTTTAGGGCTATCCCCTTTAATAATTCCCTCTGCTAACTTTCTACTAATAATCATATCCATATTTTCAGTAATGCCCTTTAGCTCTGAATAAGTCCTAGTAAATACAATTCCTGCGGTATCTACATGTACAGGGAACGTGGACAATTTAGCAAAGGTATCATCAATAGCAAAACCCAATTTAATTACTTCTGCCGTAGCCCTCTTGACCCCTTTATCATAAGCAAGTTGAATATATTTATTAGTCCAAGCTGTTTCTACTGCTGTTCCTAACTGTGGCATTTCTACTATTTCTAATATACCCTTATCTTGTTGTTCTCTTAGCCACAACATAAACAAGGCTATTTTTTCAGCATCAGTTTTGTTTCTGTAATTATCAGAATTTATAGGGGTAAGTTGGTTAATTACTATTTCTTCATCAAAGATACCAAAATCCCTAATTGCTTTAACAACTAAGGATTTAAACACACTAAAACGCTTCTTCATATCTTTAACAAAAGAATTTCGTAACATTGTTGTGTGAGTGGGGTCATACTTCCGTAACCCCACCTCTTTATTTGTAATGATACATTTACACATCAGCTTCCTTAGTAAGTAAAGGATCTATTTTTGCTAACCATTCTATACTTCTATTATCCACTTCATCATGTACTTTGTCATACCATTCCTGGATATTTATATTATTATGTCTTTCTTGTAATAATTCAAGACACGCTATAATAATTATATCAAGCAGTTTATTATATGTCAAACTTACATCTATTAAAATAGCGTACTTGCCCTCTTCTATCTGCTTGTATACATAAGGCTCTTTAACAGGCTGTGTCATATTAATAGGAATTACTACAAAGTTAAAAGCGTAGTTACATTGAGAAGAAATTAACAATTTTTCAATAGCATCATTTATCATCTGTATTAGTGGCATCTGAGATATCATTAGGTTCCTCCTTTACTGCTTCAAAGTCATCTAATTCATCTTGTACTAATTCTGTATTATCTTTTTGTATCTGTTCTACTTCTGCTTTAGATAATTGTAACACATGAGCTAGATAACTTTTTGGAGGCATTATAATAGAAACATCTCCTTGTACATAATCTTTAAGTGCTGATGTAGTTGTCTTGGCTACTTCTGCTTTTTCTTTTTTACCAAGTATAAGTAAATCTGGAAATATAATCTCATACTGATTCTTTAAAGGAGCAGGAAGTACCCCTGCGTATATCAAAGTATCAATCAAAGGACGTAATATCATTGGTTCCCCATGTAAAGTCATTCTAGCAGTAATAAGTTTAAACCATCTTAACTGGTCTTGAGAACTAGAAAGTTCACCTTTCTCACTACCAATCAAAATCCTTTTTGGTATTCCTGTTCCTGCTGATATTAAACTTAACAGTATCTCAAAATGATTTAAAGGACTTTCTACTTGGGTTGGAATTTCTTCTATCTTTACTCCCTCTGTCCAAAAGGTTCTTCTTAGATTGTTTTCGTATTCATCTAATTGATCTTGGATTTTTGTTTTCATGTCTGCTGAGAAACGAGCTTCTGGATCTACATTAAAGTTAAATCCTCCTCTAGCTCCTCTCCAAAACATTTCAGCAGAACCCCCTGCTACTTTAAGAACATCTTCTAATCTATTAAAAACTCTTTTTAAATATGGTGTACCCACAATAGCAGAATCAAATGGTTCCCATACAAGATGTATAATTCTTGAAAAGTGAACCTCAAAAGATTGGTGTTGGAAACTCTCAACTATAAACTCAGTATCTATTTTGGGGGTAATAGTGTATACCTCTGGCAATCCATACCTTTCTGAACTAGTATCTGTTACTAGTGCTTTTATTTTTACTTCTGATTGCTGATAAGGTTGCATATACAATAGTTCTTTAGCTTTTCCCTGCCTTACAGGGGTTTTCATGCCATTAAGGTTTCTTATATCATTGAAACCTAAAACAATGATGGAGAAGTTGCCCAATGTACACATCTTATCAGCTCTTATTATATTTCTGAAAACTGATTTACTTTTACATAAAACATTCCACGCTTTATCAAATTCTGTTTCTTTAGTAGGGTCATCTGTTACTATTGGAGGATCTGCCCAAGTAGCCAATACTGGTTCATCTATAATTCTACCCGCAATATCCTGTCTATCATACATGTGCTTATAATCTGCGAAAGTTAATTTATGTTTATACCCTAAAGCATGATATACATTTCTATTCTTATTAAAGGTTTCTCCTACTTGGGAGGCTAGATTAGATCTTAAACTAGTAGCCATATTGCCTATTAGTTGTTTTATTTGTTCTCTCATATTAAAATACTCCTGCTCTTTTACCATCTGTTAATACATTGTAAGCTTTAAATACAGCATCACATTGATCATCATGTTCTCCAAAAGGAAACAATTCTAGTTCATCTAAAAAAGGAGCATTCCATACTCCACGTACCATACTGACCATACCTAAATCCACCATAGACGAAAAAGGAAGAGCGTAAGAAATCTTGTCCCCTGTAACATAAAACCCTTGACAGAAATACCCTGCTAATATGTTTCTTTTAAAATGGCTAATTAGTGCTTTTCCTGCACTTCCTGGTTCTTGCTCTATTTTAATAGGACAAGCATGTCCATCCATTCCTGCAATCTGTTGTATCAGTCTTTCTATTTTTACAGGGGAATCTCTTCTTCTTCGTATATGCTCTATTATTATACTGCTATCTTCTAAATTAATCAATAACTTAGCTCCTGCTGTATAATCAGGATCCTTTCCTGGTTCCTCTTCAGTAGATGCTAAATCCCAAAATCTAATTTCAGCATACTTAACATTTCTAGGTACTTGGTCAATTATTTTTATTTTACTTAAATCAAATAAATCAGAAGTTGCTTGAACATTCCAATCCCCATCTAATAACTGTTTCCGAGTTATAGGATCTAAAAAGTTCAAGTTTTTTATGTAAGCTTCTTGATCTACATAAGGGTTATCAGAAAGCCTACTAGGTAAGAAGAATCTCTCATTAGTATTAGGGCTATCAATATACCTTTTCTTTACCCAAGCACCAGTCTTAACCTGTTCTCTCGCTGGAGGGTTACTAGCCCCTCTAAACCTCAATGGAACACTACTTCCTGCTTTTCTTCTCATTCTGGAAAACATATACGTTGCTTGATTTTCCCTTACTTGTACCATTTCATCAAATCCAACAAATTGATACTCATGAGATTGATAATTAAAATGATCTAATGGAGTTTTCATGTGCCCAAAAGAAATAGTAGCCCCACTAGGAAATAACCATTTCTTTTCTGTACCTTTCCAATAAGCATCAGTATCTCTTAACCACTCATGGCTCCTAGGAAGTAATCCCCCCTCACCTGCTAGGTTAGCAAATGTATCTCTAAATAGAATTGCGTGATATCCTGGTTTGTCAACATATTGAAGAGCCGCCATTAAGAGTGCATCTGATTTTCCTCCTCCAGCAGATCCACCAAAAAATCCCTCTATAACATGGTTCATCAACAAGAAAGCATGTTGTTTTACCGTAGGCACATGAGGAATATACTTAGTCATTTTAGGAGTTAATACTTTAATTAATTTCTTGTTCTTCCGTAGGAGTATCTTGTTCTTCGCTAAGTTGTAGCAATCCGCTGGACTGCAACTCTTTAAGCACTTCTGCGATATTGTTTTGCGACGTGTTGACATTTTCTGGAACCTCCTGATTTCTAGCCTTTTTATTTTCTCTATCAATTCTATCTGCTTCATCTTGTAACATCTTGCTTTGAGCGTTTTCTTTAACTCCGCCCCATTTATCTTTATTACGACAATAAAGCCATTCTAAACATGCCTTAACATCTGGGGCAACATCTTTAACTACTCTCTTTACAAGTTTTTCTTTAGTATCTACAACAACTCCATCTTCTAATACATCTTGGAGAGTAAAAGTTGATTCCTCATACTTGCCCCCTAAAGCCCTTTTTAATAAAGCACTCTGAACTTGACCACAATCAAAAGCATCTTTGCCAATGATAACAGCTTTCTTAAACTCTATATGTTTATTTTTCCATGTACTAATAGTACCTATATTTACTTCAAAAAATTCAGCCATCTTCTTATCAGTAGAACCTAATTCACATAATTTTCTTGCTTGTTCTGCAAAAACTGTTTTATAGATTCCTACCCTTTTTTTTCTTTTTGGTTTTGCCATAATGGTACACTCACTTTCTTTGTTTCTTTTATTATACCTTATATTATAACCTATGGTCAATATGCTATAATAACAACTAATAACCTAAAACCCACTACAAAGCCATTAATAATAGGAGCTTTACGATGATGACAGCATATAAACACAAAACACGTTTACACCTTAATTTTCCTAAGAACAAGGTAGGAATAGCCCCAAGAATCAAACGAATGTCAGGAGCTAATTTTTTAACTACAAAACAAAAGTGGAGTATTCAATTAAACCTTAACAACATTAAAATATTAAAAAAAATGGGATTTACAATGGACACTTCCGTTGTTGAATGGATGGAGCAAACCTTTGCCCCTAAAACTTTAAAAAGATTAAAAGTAAAGGGATTAAAAAGAAAGCCTTTTAAGTATCAAGCTAAAGGAATATATTTTTTAGAACAACAAAATGGAAATGCAATACTAGCTGATGAAATGGGATTGGGGAAATCATTACAAGCTATCGGATGGTTACAACATAGAAAAGATGTAGAAACTATTATAATAGTAGGACCTGCTATTTCAAAAGGAACATGGAAAAAGGAATTACTTTTATCTTTAGTTGAAACACCTACCATATATATTTTAGAGGGAAGAGATGTTAAAAGTTTCCAAACCTACAAAGCACAAAAAGGAAAACATAAATCTATATTTATAATCAATTATGACATCTTGCCTTTCTGGGAAGATAAATTAAAAGAGCTAGAAGCAGACTTAATTATATTTGACGAAGCACATGTTTTAAGAAACAGTAAAGCAAAAAGAACTAAATCAGCAATTAAAATACAAAAAAAGATTCCTCACACAATAATAATAACAGCAACTCCTATTATCAACAATCCAATAGATTTTTATAATTGTATTAAAATGGTAAATCCTCATATCTTTCCAAACTACTTTAATTACGGAATGAGATACTGTGGAGCTAAGCATAATGGATTTGGTTGGAGTTTTAAAGGAGTAACAAATGGAGAGGAACTAAACACAATCTTACAAAATACAGTTTTATTAAGAAGATTGAAAAAAAATGTAGCAAAACAAATTCCTAACAAAACACATATAACAGTTCCTATAACAATAGATAGAAAAGAATACGATAAAGCAAATAGAAACATAAAACTTTGGTTAAAAGAAAATAAAGATAATTATAAAGATGGAGCAATGGGATTACAGAAACTTCAAACTCTAAGACATATATTAGTAGAAGAAAAAATAAAAGCTTCCCTATCTTGGATAGATAATTTCTTACAAAACTCTAACAACGATAAATTAGTTGTATTCGCACACCATAAAAAACTATTATCAGCAATACAAAATAAATATAAAAAAATATCAGTAAAAATAGATGGAAGTGTAAACTCTAACAAAAGACAAGATATAGTAGATAAATTTCAAGAAGATAAAACTATACGACTCTTCTTAGGTAATATCTTATCAGCAGGAACTAACATAACTCTAACTAAATCTTCCACAGTCTTAATGGTAGAACTTCCATGGAGTCCTTTTGAAACAAATCAAGCAATAGATAGAGTACATAGAATTGGACAACTAAATCCTGTCTTTATCTATTATCTTACCGCAACAAACACTTATGACGAAAAACATGTAGAATTACTAAAACAAAAACTTATAGATGGTGAAAAGATAATAGATGGAAAACATCTTGATAATAATAAAAAAATACAACTAACAGCCACTTATGTAAACAACCTGTTAAATTCCTAATCTAAGCGTATATATACTAACAATACCCCTATACTAGCCCTATATATACAATAGGGCT